TTACTTTCCATTTTTTTATGCTTTCAATTTCTAAACTGGTAGTATTATATTCCCCCGTATGGTTTCCAACTACACGGGCCAACTCATTTTCAATTTCATCTAAACATTGATTTATTTTTGCCCCTGTATAGCGTAATACAAACCAACCCTCATTTTCAATATTCTTTTGACGTATTGCATCCTTTTCCTTATCCTTATGCCAGTACTCACCATCACACTCAATAACTATTTTTAAAGTGGGGATTGCAAAATCTGTATTATACCTTAAAATAGGATACTGAAATACATAATCAACTCCCATTTTATCTAACAATAAAGCCATACGGGTTTCAATATAAGTTTTACGCCCACTTTTCCTATGTTTAGCCATTCTTGCATTTATTCTCTTTTCTGGATAAAGCTCTAAAGTTTTTGCTAAAGTTATTTGCACCTTTTTACGGGTTTCCATATTATACATAGGATTGTTTTCCTTCATTCTTTTAGTAGATGCTTCCCTATGTTCTTTAGTGTTTGTTAAATGCCTGCCTGATTCCCTTACTGATTCTTGTTGTAATATCCACTTACCTTCTTTTACTAATTGGCGTGTTTTTTCATTTGCGGCCTTTGTCACAGTATCTTTATCCCTTAAACCAACTTTGTATTGGTGTAACATACTTGCAGAATTCTTTTTGCTTATATTCTTTCTATGTTCAGGATTACTCCATTGCTTATCTGTTATATCTAAAGAATTACAACGTTTACTACAATAAGTATTATAATAAGGAATTGGATTTCCACACCTTTTGCATTTATTTGCAAGTATAGTTATGTTTTCACCTATTATAAAATCCCCTGCTTCTTTCCAGCGGCCTATTGTACCCCCTGTATTACTTTTTAATACTTGATGATTAATTGTCATTGTTAGTGTTGTACCCCCTTTAAATGTAAACTTAACCACTTCAGGGGTTTGTTTTTTTGTTCTTGGTAAGGCATAAACCTTTTGAAATCTTTTTTTATGTGTTAAAACATAATCACCTATTTCAATATCCCTTATTTTTTTCCACCCATTTGTAGTATATATAGGAACTTGTCCATTTATAAAACAATTTGGATGTCTCGGAATCATTGGTTGTATGGCCTCCAATGTGTAAAACTTTCCTTGTAAGGGGGCGCACAAATTACAAACCCTACTATCCCCTGCCGTACTCCATTCCGCTTGTACCGTTACCCCTTCGGCTCCCCAATTCTTATATTCCTGTATAGTGGCCACATGGTGTGCCCTTATTATTTCCGTTCTGGCTAACATCTTGGCCCTACGTTCCGCAGGGATAAACCTTCCAAGGGTATCCGTAATACCTAAAGTTTTTCCACTGCCATCTATTACGGCTGTTAGTTTACGGCTAATTAGGTAAGGGCTGTCCCCATTCATAAGCCCCTCTGTTAGGACACGGCTTATTTGGTTGTTCATCGCATCCGTAATACCCTTTAGGTCATTAAATGTACGGGTGTATAAGGCCCCTAAACGGTCTACATGGAATGGGGATGATAGGCTTGCACCTATTCCACCCGTGGCATCAGCTAATTCGGCAGGTACTGCATATCCTGCTTTCTTTAGTTCGAGCCTTGCCCTTTGAACACCCCTTGTATATGAATCGGTAATATAAATATCTGTCCATGCCTTGTTTACGGCTGAACCACTTTGTTGGAAAAAGTCAATGTCCAATATATCTGCATCCACTTGGGCCTTTAGCCAATCAATAAAGGAATTAACCTTACCCCCTGTGGTATTAAAGGCAAATGCCTTAGGGCCTGGTAAAGTGGCATATACTGTGGGTGAGGAAAACACCACGGGTTTTAGCCCGAATACATCCTGTGTATTAACGGCCTGCCGTATGGCTTTCTTTACCTTTCCAAACCTTAACATTAACTGCCTATCGAAAGACCTTGCCAACACGGCTGTATTGGTAGGGTCTGCCTTGGCAATAGCATATAATGCCAACCCTGTTTTAAATAGGGGGGCTTTTGCTTTATATATGTTTAGGTTTCTATTCATTTTTATTATTTATTCTCTGCATCTAGTAATGCCTGTTCCTCTACCGTTGGTTCTTCCACTTCCATACCGGCCAAAAAGTCGGCAAGGTACATTTGAAGCTCTTCTATTTCTTCAGCCGTCATATGCATTACATACTTGTAGAACATTTCAGGAGGAAATAACATTGCTGCGGATGGGTTGGCAGTATATTCCTTTATGGCCATTGCCCTTATTTTACCTATTTCAGCCTTTTCCTTTTCACTTGTATTTGTTAGGGTTGTCCACTCCGTGCCATAATCCTCCACCAAGGGTAATACCTTTACACTCATTAGCCTGTTTACAAATTCCCTTAATATCATTGTATCAGCATATTCCTGCCTACGGGTTTCAATTAGTTCTTTCCAAGCGTCTGCATCCTGCCCACTACTTAACTCACCCCTTTCACTTCCTGTTAATATTCTTTTAGGTATTCCCTTAACAGAACTTATCATCGTTACCTGTACATCAACATGAGCTGTGGGGTCGCTTACCTGTGTGGCAAGGCTTTTCATTTCCACACCTTCATTAATAAAGAACCGTCTTAGGTTATTTTCATATTCATCCATTTGGGTGTCCAGGTTTTCTTTTAGGTTGGGGCCTCCTGAGTAACCTTCTTTTACATCTGCCGTATAACCTGCACGGGCACCCCTCCAAAACATTTCAGCCGAACCGCCTACAATCTTTTCCAAGTCCAAAAGGCGGTTGTAAATACTTTGTAATTCAGGTTCACCATATATTTCACTTTCCAGTTGTGTTCCTGCCACATGGATTACACGGCTGTAATGCACTAATAAGGTAGTGTTATTCCCATCATCGTATTTGGTTTCCAATTGATATACCAATGGTTTACCATAACGGGGGGAGGTTTTTGTTGTGTCCCATTTATTAATACATACGGCATTTTCTGAATACGGTGTAACGTACTCTAATTTTAAGGTCGTGGAGGGCTTAACACCCTCTTCCCATACCTCAGGTGTACTTACATCGTTAAAGCCCAGGAGAAGCACCCCAAAACGGCCTATGCAGGACAACTTGTCTAAGCGTATAAAGGCCTGTTTTAATTTAAGCTCTTTATATAGTTCTTTCCATGCTTTTAGTAGTTCATCGGCTTCTACAACCTTACCTGGGGTAAATACAATCTGTTCACCTTTCCAAGTGGCTTCAATTGGTCTGTCTATTACGGCCTTGGCAATATCCTGCCTTTTATACTTACCGTAATAATCCCTATAAGTTATTTTATCAGGATAACCAAGGGCAGTGTAAATATTCCTTTCACCCCCGTACTGTGAACCAAGGTTACCGAAGTATTTTAAACGGCTTGTGGCAGAACCCAACATATCTTGGTAAACCCGAAGGTTAGTTTCCATTTCCTCAGGGGTGGGTTTTCTTTTAATATGTGTTTCAATAATAGGTGTTATACCTCTTACCATGATTTTGTCTCCTTTTTGCTTGTTAGTTTTGCGAAGGCTGCACCTGCGGCATCCACTTGGTCTTTATATTTTCCGAAGGGAAAGAACCTATGCTCTTCTACGAACTCGTGATTCCAATCCCCGTGTAATAACATCACATTACCCCAGTTTATTTGAACACTCCAAGGGTCAGCCCGATATACTTTATTACCTACGGGCCTTTCAGCTTCTATTAGGAAGCCTGCCAACATCTTTACAGTATTTTCGGCACTTTCTTTTCCACCACTCCCTGGCTCCTGCTCAATAAACTGTTTTACGTCACGGCCATCCGCTTCGGCAGTTTGCTTTATCATTGTCTCCCTGTCCTCACTGCTCCACTGCCCACGTTTAACGTCTAATACAATATACCTATCCTGTTTGGTTTTTAAGACCTTTACACCCGTTGTATAGGCCCCACCACCTGCGGTTCCTGCCTTATCCCAATACCTTATCGGTGCATTCATATCATAATCAGGAGGTAATTGGGTGATAGTTTGGAATTTCTCTACTTTGAACATCCCTCCACCTGGGGGTGTTGGATTTTGGCCAACTTGACCTGCATAACCATATTGACCTAAATCGGCTTCCAATTCCAAAAGGGCTTCTTTGTTTAGCCTGTTAGGGTCTAATAAACCATTGATATATCTCTCCTTTAATTCAGGTGGTTGTACATACTTATCATACCCATTGGATAATTCACCTGGAAGGCAAATATGTTTTAGGTTTGTTTTCTTTTTAGCAAGCAAATGGCCTGATATATCGTTTTGGTGTATTCTTTGCTGAATTATAATTGTTACGGAAACAGATTTATCCACTTTCCTTGTGGAAGATACTGAATCAAACCAATGATTTGTTGTTTCTAAGGGGGTGGCATTTTTTTCTGGTTTAGGGTTGTTTAAATCATCCCATATTAATATATGTCCATGAAATCCAGTTAAGGAACCACCTACTGAGGTACTATATCTATACCCACCAATTTTCACGCCTTTACCCCTTCTACCAAGGTTTTCATCAATAGTTTTTTTAATTACCTTATAATTACTCTTTTGGTCTTTGTCCTCTTTTATCCCCAATTCAGGGTACATGGCTTTAAACTTTTCACTTCGTATCAACTCCCTGCAATCTTCTGCACTTTCCAAACTCAATGTACTACTGTATGACCCTGTAAGGAATTGTATATGAAACCACCGTGTCCATACCCAAGCAGGAAACGCCCTTAAACATATAGTTGTCTTTGTTGTTCCTGGGGGTATATTTATAAGAATATCATATAATTTCTTTTTCCTTTCCCCAACTCTTTCCCCTACTATTTGCAGTTCATCACAAAGGTATTGGATATGCCAGGCATCTTGGTAAGGTTCCTGTGTTAGTTCACTCCAAAAGTATAACAGGAAGACATAGTATGACCTATTGTTTAACTCCCTCTGAACCAGTAGGGGGTTTTCCAATAGCATCTGCATTGTTTCTTGTTTATTGCTTGTCATTTCTTATTAGGCTTCTGCCTGGGGTTTATTAGTTAATAGTTTACCTGATATACTATTAAGTAAGGTTAATTCTTCTGTTGTTAGTTGGGCTGTTTCTTCTTGTTTCTTTGTTAAGTCTTGTAATGGTATTCCATCTTTTCCTGTATGTTCCATTCTACTTACATCCGTCCAGTTGTTTTCTAAATGCCTTGTTCTATTTTTTAACCAAAATATTTGTGCCGTGGTGTTTGGTTGTACGTGCTTAACTGTTTTCTCACTCAGCACCATTGTTCCTTTTTTGGTTCTATAATATTTCTTTTCCTCAAACTCATAACCACAGGCGGCCTTATACATACTATGTGCCACTTTGCTATCAGCTTCACCCCTTCCGCATCTTATGGCATCAAGAAATTCAGGTACTTTCATTTTCCATGATGTAATGGTGTCGGGGCTTATTCCTAATATCTTTGCCATTTCATTATCAGTACAACCCAATAAAGCTAACCTATACACCCTTTCAGGCATATCAGGTGTCCACTTTGTTTTTGTGGAATGAGTGGAAACCCCTACCTTTTGAAGTGATTTTCTTCTTGCATGGGGGGTTTTCCCTCTTTTCATCTTGGGTTTGTCACCTCTTATCATTTGCTTTAAAATTGTTATAACCTTTTTCGGGTATAAAATTAAGGGTA